AAAACATCTAAAATGTTTGAGATTACTTTTGTAGATCACGATGACCCTTTTTATCAGGTTCATAACCTACCTACATACAAACTCAAGTGTAAAACTTTTGAGTATGCTTCTGAAGGTTTGGATACTGGTATTGCAGAGATTGATGCGATAGAGATAGATAATAGTTTAGACTTGTTATCACATCAACTTACATTGGAGAGTGGAACTGGTACAGGTTCACTTATTTTAGAAAACGTAGTAGAGGGAGCCTCGTCTTCCTATATAATACTAGAAACATTTAACATTGCAACAATAGATGAGAATTCGATGAACGATGACTTTGAGTTGCTAGATGATAATATATTAGACTTTACCGAATCAAATCCATTCGGTGACGCTGGGATGAAATAATTATGATAGGACAATATTTTTATAACCAATCTACACGAAATGTTGTAGTTGCTTTTGGTACTTTATTCAACAATATTCAGTTGAGTAAAAAGGATAACGCTGGAAATGTCATACAGACATTGAAAGTTCCTCTTGCATATGGCCCAAAACAAAAGTGGTTGACAAGACTTACAGAAGACCCCAACTTGACAAAGAAGGTTGCGGTTACTTTACCTCGTATTGGGTTTGAGATTAGTGGTTTAGAATATGACCCATCTCGTAAACTAAACAAGATTATCAAGGTAAAGAAAGTTGCAGATGGTGCTGATGCTGACCAGATTAAATCTGGATTTATGCCTGTGCCATATAATATCAACTTTGACTTATATGTTCTTGCAAAAAGTTCTGATGATGCATTACAAATTGTGGAACAGATGTTACCATATTTCCAACCAGAGTACACAGTTACTATGAGGGAAGTTCCAGAGTTAGATATTGTTCGTGATGTTCCTATCGTGTTGAATAGTATTAATTATGAAGATGATTATGAAGGCGATTTTGCAAACAGAAGAAGTATTATTTACACATTATCTTTTACTGCAAAGTATTACTTGTATGGCCCAGTAACATCTACAAATGTTATTCGTAATGTACAGGTTGACCAGTATGCAGATATGCCTGTAAATGCACCTAAGAGAGAACAGAGATATACAGTTACACCTACGCCTGTAGGAGTTTCGGGTACAGATTTTGATCCAGATGACGATAACTTTGGATTTAATGAGACAACTTCTTTCTTCCAAGATGCTAAAAATTATGATGAAAAGTCTGGCACAGATACAGATGACGTATAAATAATACAAAGAATTAGGAAAACGATATGGCAAGTACATTAAAAGTAGATACAATAGCACACACTGGTGGCACTAGTGCATTGACGGTAGATAGTGGCGGTCGTGTAAAAATGCCTAACCAAGTAATATTTCAAGGTGTTTCTGAAACAATAGCTAGTGGCAGGTACACAACTTATACTGCTGATGCACCATCTGATGGCTATACTTTAAGTCTTACAAATATTGGTGGACTGTTAAATGTTGGTGGACATTTTAATGCCACTACTGGTACATTCACTGTCCCTATATCTGGAATTTATGAGTTTCATGTAGGGTTTTCAAGTAAAAACAATAATACAAATAGAAAAATTGGAGTAGTACTTGTTAATAATGCATCAATAGGTGAAGCGTTTGAATCTTCAGACCCATATGCAGATGGTAATAGGTCATTCTTTGCTAATTTGTCAGCAAATGATACAGTACAACTTGGAACTGATGGAGAGGCTTTTGCAGTCTGTAGTTTCAGTGGAAGATTGATACAGTAGTATAATAAGGAATAGAAAAATGGCAATTAGAAAAATAGTATCAAGAAGTATCGGAGTTGACGTTATCGCTGCAGAAGATTTGGCAGATAACTCTATTACGACTGCTGAAATCACAGACGGTGCAGTAACCGCTGCAAAAATTGCTAGTAGTGTTACTTTGGGTGTTGGCGCATTCCAAGGAGATAACGCATCTGGTGGTTTGCGTGGTGACACGACAAACGGTAAAAAAGATATTTTCAGAGTTCACGAACCGACATTAAACACAAACGTAACAATTGCATCAACAGACAATGCACTTGCAGCAGGCCCTCTGGCGGTTGCAGATGGTGTCACACTTACTGTTAGTGGCAACTTGTCAATCGTATAGGAGATATAAGAGATGGCATCAACATTAACAGTAGACAACATTGTAGGGGCGTCAAGTTCAAGTACAATTCATATTCCTGGCCATATTATCGGATATGTAAACCATGACTACAACTCACAATTGGTTGTAAATTCAAGCTCTTATGTAACTGCTGGACTTACAGTAAGTTATGCCGCCAAGTTTGCCAACAGTAAACTTAGGATTTCTTATCAAATACCGTGTGAACAATATAACGGCTCCGCAAATGCAGAGGTTATAGGACAAACAACATTGTATATAGATGGTTCTCAAAATTCTAGTAGTTATACAGGACTACATACAATGGAAAATATGAAAAGGTCTGGTAGTACCATTGGAGAAGAGTTTACTCTCAACGCAAGTGATACGAATAGTCATACATATACAATATATGCAAAAACTAACAACAACGAATTAACTATCTTTAGATATGGTCTTGTTGGGTCTTTAAGTATAATGGAGATTGCACAATGAGTACTTTAGCAGTTAACACAATCACCGCAGAGACAGGTAACACAGTTTCACTTGCATCTGGTAAGACTCTAAATGCATCACAAGGATTTACTGCTCCAGCAGGGCATGTTATACAGTTTGTCAAAAGTCCATCAATTCTTACTGCTGGTATAACTACAACCAGTAATAATCCAACTGAAATTTCTACTGGCCTTCGTGTAACAATTACTCCTAAGTCCACATCTAGCACAATTGTTTGGATGATGATGGCGAATTTTGTTACAGCGGCGACAAGTCATGCTGGACTGGATGTGCGCCGAAGCATTAATGGTGGTTCTTATTCCGACATTACAACTGGGAACGGAAACGAAGCGTTTAGACAACGTGGTGGCGAGACTGATCAAAGACAAGGTACTATTATATATTACAATCAACCAAACACCACACAATCAGTTGTATACACTCCATATTTTTGGACAAATTCCGGCTCTAATGGATTTATTATCAATGATAATGGTATGGGTACATTTTGCATAGCGATGGAAATTAGTGGATAAAAAATGAATAAACAGGAGAAAAAATAATGGCAACAGTATCAGAAGCACTAAGTGCTCTTGGAGTCACAGAATGGGTTCTTAGAGGCGAACCAACAAACGCAAAAGAATTTGGATCTATGTTCCGTAAAATTACAGGTGTAGATGAAAATGGAAGTGGAATCGAATCAGACAACTCTTCTGATTTTGGTGTAACTTGGACAGAGGTTTCTAACAAAAGAGCAGAAATACTTGCAGCTGCGCCACTTAAAGAATTAAGAGCTGAAAGAGATAGAAGAATTGCAGAAACCGATTGGTATGCTTTACAGGATGTAACAATGTCAGATGACATGACTGCATATCGTCAAGCTCTTCGTGATATTACAGACAGTGCAACTTCACTGGATGATGTGACGTGGCCAACAAAACCATAGGTATGAAATGTCAAATCAGGCTGATATTCTAGATAATGTACTTGGTATTACAGATGTTGTGGAAACAACAGTAAGAGATGTAACACCACAAAAACCTGTAGTTGTTCCAGAAACAAGTGAACAGGACGTAGACAATGATTATAAATATCAGCGAGAAAACTTTTATCAGTTGGTAGAAAGAGGGCAAGATGCTATTGAAGGTATCTTAGACCTTGCAAGAGAAGGTGAACATCCACGAGCATATGAAGTGGCTGGGAACTTAATTAAACAGGTTGCAGATGTAACGGAAAAACTTGGTGACTTACAAGGTAAGATGAAAAAACTAAAGGAAGTACCAAACTCTGCTCCAAAGAATGTAACGAATGCATTGTTTGTTGGTTCTACAGCTGAATTGCAAAAGATGTTAAAAGGAAAAGATTGATATGCCATTAACAAGAATTAGTTCCACAGCACTTCCAGATAATAGTGTAGGAACATCAGAAATAGTAGACGGTTCAGTTGCAAGTGCAGACCTTGGATCAAACCTTGCATTGTCTGGTACAGATGCAGTAACAGTTCCAAAAGGTACAACTGCACAAAGAGGTACAGGCGTAGACGGTAAATTTAGGTTTAACACAACACTGAATACATTTGAAGGATATTCAAATAGTGCTTGGGGTGCAGTCGGTGGTGGTGCTACTGGTGGTGGTTCAGACCAAGTATTCATGGAAAACGATCAGACAGTAACAACGAACTACACAATTTCAACAAATAAAAATGCCGTAAGTGCTGGTACTCTCACTGTAAACAGTGGTGTCACAGTTACCGTACCTTCTGGCGCAAGATGGGTGGTAGTGTAATGGCTGTAGTAATTAACGGAACAACAGGGATTGACAAAGTACAAGACGGTTCAATCGGAACTGTTGACTTGGCTGCTGATGCAGTAACCGCTGCGAAATTGGATGTTGGACAGATTGGTGGTAGACGCAATCTTATCATCAATGGTGCTATGCAACATTGGCAAAGAGGTACATCAAACACTAGTGTTAGTGATGGTCAGTACCTAGTGGATAGATTTGGAATGAGAACAAGTAACAATGGTTGGTATCGTGCCGATCAAGATTCGAGTGCGCCAGCTGGATTTCCTTATTCTTTAAAAATAACTTCTTTAGGGTCTAACACTCCAGCGTCTGGGGCTTATATATTTTTAAGTCAGAAGATAGAAGGATTCAATTCATTTAATTTATCATATGGAACTTCATCAGCAAAAACAACGACTGTTTCATTCTATGTTCGTTCATCTATAACTGGAACGCATGGTGGATCAATTCGTAATAGCGCACAGAATAGAAGTTATCCATTTAGTTACACTATAAACTCTGCTGATACTTGGGAACACAAAGAAATAACAATTCCTGGCGATACTACTGGAACTTGGATTGGTGCAACTAATGGAATTGGTTTAGAAATAATGTGGAATTTGGGTTCTGGTTCTGCAAATATTGGAACATCTGGATCATGGGCTGCAGCTGGTTATTTGGGCGCAACTGGAGAGGTAAATATCGTTGAAACTTCTGGTGCGACTCTTTATATTACAGGCGTCCAGTTAGAAGTTGGCGACACTGCAACTCCATTCGAACACAGATCATACGGTGAAGAACTAACTTTGTGCCATAGGTATTTTGAACGATTGACCTATAGTAACACTCAATTTGTTTCTATAGGTGTAGCTAACACTACAACGACAGCTAACACTATGTTGTCCTATTTGCCCAAAAGAGCCAGTCCTACCATAACTTTACCCGCTGCTGGAACGTCTGGCGGGGCTTTGGCCTTTCTAACAAGCACAGGAGGGTATCCCAGTGGGATTGGTTCACTATCTATTCAACTTCCCAGTGCAACAGGACTCGCAAGGATACATGGTAGTGGGTTCAGTGGACTTAATAATGGATCGCCGAGTGGTCTTTTTACCAGCGGATCCAGTTCTATAAGTATAGATGCGGAGATATAATCAATGGAACAAATGAACATTACATCAGTGCAATATTTATCATATAATGATATAAACACTAGTATCTGTGCCACCATAGACGGACAAGAGTTATTCGTCCCACTAGACCCATCCAATCGTCACTATGCAGAGATTTTGAAACAAGTTGAAGCTGGAACCTTAACCATTGCAGATGCAGACTAAATAGTATAAAGAAAATAGGA